ATGATGACGAACCTGCCTACATATAGAGAGGAGTATTAGTATGCAAAACCTTTGGGAAAAAGATAAGAAGCGTTTGTTCAGGGAATTGTATCAACAGTACATGGATGAGGGCTATGATTCCAAAGAGGCTAAGAAGTTAGCCAGTGAGGAGGCAGATGAAATCTATACAGACAGCGAGGGCTTTGCCTTCAACCTCGCTGCTATGGAGGATAGGGATGACACCTGAACTGTTAGAGGAATACACTGGTGACACAGGTAGGGAAGCTGTCATCTATATTGTAGATGAGAAGCTTAGTATGTGGAGGTATTCATATGAGATACTGCTTGCTGAGAAAGGAAAAATAGTAGGTAAACATGAAACAGATATGCTTGAATATGCTAGACAACTTGCAAAGCGTTGGATAAAAAAAGGAGAACTTACACATGGAACTAAATGAATATCAAAAACTCGCAATGAAAACTGCCATCTTTCCAGAGGACATGGGCATCTACTATGCATCTCTTGGACTAGCAGGTGAGGCAGGTGAGATTGCAAACAAGGTTAAGAAGTTCATCCGGGATGGGCGTACACCAGAGAAGGAGAAGCAGCTTGCCTCAGAACTTGGTGATGTCCTATGGTATATCGCTTGTGTGTCTGAGACTTTGTCTATTGACCTTGAGGATGTGGCAAAGGACAACCTGTATAAGCTGGCTGAACGTCAACGTAATGGAACCCTACAAGGAAGTGGAGATAATAGATGACTGAACTCATTAAAGATAATATTCCAAAGTTAAAAGAACTATATGAAAAACATCTTAAACTGGGATTAGAATATGATAATGATTGGAACAGAGGTTCTGATTATAGAGAAGCGCACAGGTTAGAAAAAATAATTAATTTTTTAGAACTTGAGGATGAATTGGACATTGAGTATGAAAGTGGTGGTCTTATATCTATCAACAATAAATTTATAGTTTCACTAGCAAGTAACAAGTGGAGAGTAAGAGGTAAAAGTATATGGTATAGACACTCAAACAACTTACAAAGCTTTGTTGATAAATACATTCTGAAGGGTAAAAAATATGAAACAGATAAAGCTTGAAAAGACTGGCAAGTTTCCTTATAACTTTGAGCAGACAGACGATGCGAACGAATGGATAGAGGACAGGGCAAGACTTGCCAGAGCCATAGGACTACAGACAAAACAGACTGAACGTATGCTGTATGTCCTTGACAGGGGTGAGGTGCTTGCCTTATACTACTATCGCTAACACAGGAAGGAGATGTTATGCAACAACAAGAACCATCAAAAGAAATAGGCCGTGGAGAATGCAATGCTTGCGGCTCATCAGATGGCAATGTCCTATTTAATGACGGACATAAGTTTTGCTTCTCATGTAATACATACACAGGTAAGAAAGGGGATGACCATATGAATGTACCTAATCAAACAGCACCTATTCGGGGTGTCTATCAGAACCACTTTACCAAAGGTCAGGTCAATGCGTTGTCTGACAGAGGCATCAGTCAGGAAACCTGTAGGTTCTTTGGGGTTGAGTCTGTTCGTGATGCAACCGGACAGATTACCAAACACATCTACCCATACCACGATGCAGAAGGCGCACACGTTGCCAACAAGGTCAGACAGGTACAGACCAAGGGCTTCAATGCAGAAGGCATACTACCGCAAGCAACTCTGTTTGGTCAGAAACATTTCCAGCAAGTAGGTAAGTTCATTACCCTATGTGAGGGTGAGGTAGATGCCATGTCTGCATACGAACTGATGGGTTCCAAGTGGCCTGTCGTGTCAATCAAGAATGGCGCACAGTCTGCCTTGAAAGATGTGAAGGCTCAGTATGATTACCTCAATAAGTTTGAGACAATCGTCCTATGCTTTGACAACGATGAGCATGGTAAGAAAGCTGCTAATGCAGTGGCTCAACTCTTTGAACCTAATCGCTGTAAGATTATGGACATGGAGTACAAGGATGCCAACGAATACCTAAAGCACAACAAGCGTGAAGAGTTCAATCGTGCATGGTGGAATGCAAAGCAGTATACACCTGCCGGTATCTTCAATCTTGCCGACATCACTGACCGAATGTATGCAGAGAACAACAGGGAAACAGTACTCTATCCCTATCAGGGATTGAACGATAAGCTTTTCGGAATGCGTACTGGTGAACTTGTTACGCTGACAGCGGGTACTGGTGCAGGTAAGTCAAGTCTGATGCGGGAACTTATGCACCATCTACTGACACAGACTACACACAACGTAGGTGTATTTTCCCTAGAGGAAAACATTACACAGACTGCCTTTCACCTGATGTCTGTTGAGGCTAATGACCGTATCTACATTGATGAGATACGAAAGAACTACACGATGGAACAACTCAAAGCCCTTGAGGATAAGACCATTGGTACTCGCAGGTTCTTTGCCTTTGACCACTTCGGTTCAATGACTACTGATGAGATACTCAGCCGTGTACGTTACATGGTCAAGGCTCTTGATTGTAAGTTCATTCTGATTGACCACCTATCCATCCTTGTATCAGGCTTAGAAGGTGCAGATGAACGGCGTAACATTGACCAGCTTATGACTAAGCTTCGTAGTCTGGTAGAGGAAACGCAATGTGCAATGTTACTTGTCTCTCACTTGCGTAGAGCATCAGGTGACAGGGGGCAGGAAGAGGGTAAAGAGATTTCTCTTAACCATCTACGTGGCTCACATAGCATTGCACAGATTAGTGATGCAGTCATTGCACTAGAGCGTGACCAGCAAGCCAAGGATGAGACACAGGCTAACACAACTACGGTTCGTGTCTTGAAGAATCGTTATGCAGGTGAGACAGGTGTAGCAACCTACTTGCTATACGATAAGAAATCTGGTAGGATGTCGGAAATTGACAACCCCTTTGAGGTTAAGGATGACGCAACAGAGATGGAGGATTTCCTTTGAAAGTAGCACTAGACATTGAGACAGATGCGATTGATGCCACAGTGATACACTGTATCGTGGCTCAAGACTTAGCATCTGGTGATGTCAAGAAGTGGTACGGTGATAACATCAAGGACTTCGCCGCTTGGTCTGACAATGTAGATATCTTTGTCATGCACAACGGCGTGTCCTTTGATGCACCAGTATTGAATAAGCTAACAGGAAGCAACATCCCACTTAGAAAGGTGAGAGACACGCTTATCCTGTCTCAGCTTCTTGACCCATCATTGGAAGGTGGACACTCACTCGCAGCATGGGGTGAGCGTCTTGGCTTTCCCAAGATTGAATACAAAGACTTCTCTTCTTTCAATGAAGAGATGCTAACTTATTGTATCAACGATGTAGAACTTACAGTTAAACTGTACCAACATCTACTACCTATGCTAAAGAAATATTCTAAGAAGAGTATTGAATTAGAGCATCAGGTAAGAGCCATCGTTGACAGACAGGAACACAATGGTTTCAAGCTTAATGTTGTTGAGGCTTCGTGCTTAGTTGCACGGCTCACACAAGAGGCAGTAGCCATTGAAAGAGAAATGCAGGGTATATTCCCACCTATTGTTACTCAACGCTACTCAGAGAAGACTGGTAAGCGTTTAAAGGACAATGTAGAAGTGTTCAACCCTGCATCACGACAGCAGATAGGTAAACGCCTAATGGAGAAAGGTTGGAAGCCGAATAACTTTACACCTACAGGACACCCCATCGTAGATGAAGGTGCGTTGAAGGATGTAGATATCCCAGAGGCAAAGAAAATTGCACACTATTTGCTGTTACAGAAGAGGGTGTCGCAGGTTCAGTCTTGGCTGAATGTTGTGAAGGACGATGGTAAAGTTCATGGTAGAGTTATTACCTTGAAGGCTATCAGCGGACGCATGGCTCACAACTCACCCAACATGGCACAAGTACCAGCGGTGTACTCACCTTATGGTAAGGAGTGTCGTGCTGTGTGGATACCTAGTAATGATAACTATGTATTACTAGGCTGCGATGCCTCTTCCTTGGAGTTACGATGTCTTGCACACTATATGTGTGATGACAACTTTACTAAAGAGGTTGTGAGTGGAGACATCCATACTGCAAATCAAAAGGCGGCTGGACTACCTACTAGAGATGATGCCAAGACATTCATCTACGCATTAATTTATGGTGCGGGTCCAGCTAAGATTGGTTCCATCGTAGGCGGTGGTGCCAGAGAGGGTAAGACCATCATGGATAAGTTCATGGCTAACCTACCTGCCTTGAAATCTTTGCGTGATAAGATTGACAGAGCAGCTAGTAGTGGTTATGTTCGCGGCCTTGATGGTAGACTACTAAAGGTACGACAGCAACACGCTTCAGCTAACCTTCTATTGCAGGGTGCAGGGGCTATCATTTGTAAAGAATGGCTGCGTCAAATAACATTGGCTGCGCGACAGGGCTTTGACTATCGTCTTGTCGCCAGCATCCACGATGAATATCAGTTTGAGGTACGCTATGACCAAGCAGAAGAGTTTGGTAAGTTAACTCAGGCAGCTATGAAACGTGTAGAGAAAGAACTAAATGTTCAGTGTCCACTTGACAGTGAATATAAGATAGGTAACAACTGGTCTGAAACACACTAGAAAGGAGACAACATGAATAATTTAGAACCATCAAAAGAAAATCGTAAGAAGTTTGATTTAGATTTAGAGTACGGTAAAGTGCGTGAGCAAGCCGTAGCAGATATGCTTCAAGGAAAAAAGATTGAAGTAAAATCTGAGCGTGATGTCTGGCAGAACACAGGTAACATAGCGATTGAATACGAATCGTATGGTAAACCTAGTGGCATTGCTGCAACGGAAGCAGACTACTGGTTCCATAACCTATGTATAGGTGATGACATCTTTGCTACTCTTGTCTTTGATACAGACAGTCTACGCCGAATCATAGACAACCTAGACTACAAAAGGTCTGTCTCAGGTGGTGACCACAATGCATCTAAGATGTATCTTCTAAACTTACAGAAACTTTTTTCATCTGATGTAATAAAAGCATACAAAAAAAGA